CGGGCTGGCATACAAATTTTGCACGCAGCGGCATCCCCACGGTGTGTGGGTACTCTCACGCGAGGTAAGGCATGGCACATAAGCGCCACGTACTCGACAGGCTTGCGGATGCTGTAGAGGCAGACCGTGGCATGGTATTGAGTGCCAGTGACGCCGCCACGCTTGCCGACGAGATTGCAGAGCTAGAGCTAGCCCGCGAAATCGACGCGTTGCTGTTCGACCGCATCATCTGCGACCTCAAGGGCGTAACGTCAAAGCTCACGAACTAACCCCAGCCACAATAGCTGATCTGCCGCACGCGGCCCCAGCGAGGCGTCTCAAAACAGACGACATGCAGAAATGATCCCCAACGCAAAGAAGTTTCAGCCCGGCGTCTCTGGCAATCCAGGTGGCAGGCCAAAAGGCATTGCTGCTTTAGCCCGTCAGCACACAGACAAGGCGCTGGAGGTTCTCTCGACTGCGTTGGACGACGCAGATGGCCGCATTCGTGTTGCTGCCGCCAAAGAGCTTCTAGACCGTGGCTATGGCAAGCCAATCGCCATGACGGCTGATGTAACCAAGCGGCTGGATGATTGGACCGATGACGACATCGACGCTGCAATCTCTGCCATTCGAGCAACGCTCCCAAGTTCTAGCGATGCTGGAACTGGAGAGGCAGAGACGACTAAACACTAACCGGCTCAAAGCCTACCGACCGTATTCCAAGCAGCGCGAGTTCCACAAAGCCGGGGCAACGTTTCGCGAGCGTCTGTTCATGGCTGGCAACCAGCTTGGCAAGACGGTAGCTGGCGCGGCTGAAGCTGCAATGCACCTGACGGGTCGTTACCCTGACTGGTGGGAAGGCCATCGCTTCACCAAGCCGGTTGTCATGCTGGCTGGTTCGGAAAGCTACGAGCTAACCCGCGACGGCATCCAACGGTTGATGGTTGGCCCTCCAGAGCGGGAAGAGGATTGGGGGACGGGGTTTATTCCCGCAGACGCCATCCTAGCCCGTACGAGGCGCATGGGCGTGTCTAACGCTCTCGATAGCGTGACAGTGCGTCATGCCAGCGGCGGGGCTTCCTCGCTTGGCCTAAAAGCATACGAACAGGGCCGGGGCAAGTGGCAGGCCAACACGGTTGACTATGTGTGGTTCGATGAAGAGCCGCCAAGCGATGTGTATTTCGAGGGCATCACCCGCACGAACGCAACCAAGGGCCTTGTCGCGGTGACGTTCACTCCGCTGATGGGCATGTCGGACGTGGTGGCTCGATACATGATGGAAGACAGCGAAGACCGCGCCGTCATCACCATGACGATTGACGACGCCGAACACTACAGCCCCGAAGAGCGGGCAAAGATTATCGCGAGCTATCCAGCCCATGAGCGGGAAGCGCGCACCAAGGGCATTCCGTCTCTCGGCTCCGGCCTGATCTTCCCGGTTATCGAGGAAGAGATTGTTGTTGAGCCGTTCGCCATCCCGGCAATCTGGCCGCAGATCAATGGCGTTGACTTTGGTTATGACCATCCGTTCGGCGCTGCCAACATCGCGTGGGATCGGGACGGCGATACGGTCTACGTAACCAAGTGCTATCGCAAGCGAGAGGCAACGCCTGTCGTTCACGCTGCTGGCGTCAAGCCTTGGGGTGAATGGATACCCTGCGCATGGCCGCACGATGGCTTGCAGCACGACAAAGGCTCGGGCGACCAACTTGCCAAGCTCTATGCCGACCAGGGCCTCAACATGCTGCCTGAACGGGCAACGTGGGAAGATGGCGGCAATGGCGTTGAGGCTGGCGTGGCCGAGATGCTGGACCGCATGCAGACGGGGCGCTGGAAGGTGTTCTCGACCTGTAAGGAATGGCTTGAAGAGCGCCGGTTGTATCACCGCAAGGACGGCAAGATCGTCAAGGAACGCGATGACGTGATCAGCGCGTCTCGATACGCCCTGATGATGCTGCGATACGCCGAGACGAAGCCGACAGGCAGCATGCCGCAAGTGAACGACGATTGGGTGCGATGAGCTATCACCTGACGCTGTGGGACTTTCAGGCATTGAGCATCTTTGGCCGTGACAAGGCATCGGGCTCTGAACTGTGCGGGCTCAAATACAACGGCATTCCTCTCAGCCTGAAAACCGCAACGCTGCTCTTTGCGCGCATAGACATATTGGTAGGTCTCGCTGATGGCTGATACTGAGATTGAAGGCAGCGACCTGACAGCGATCATCGCAGCCGAAATCCGCCAGGCGCAGACCTTCGACCAGACCAAGCGCGAACTCGCCATTGAGTACATGCGCGGTGAAATGCGCGACCTCCCGCCGCGTCCGAATGGTTCGCAGCAGACTGACCGCACGTTGGCCGACAACATCAGTTGGACGCTTCCGGGCGTTGTGCGCGTGTTCGCAGCATCCGACCAGATGGTCCAGTTTGAGGCCACCCAGGAAGGCGGAGAGCAGGGCGCAGAGGAAGCCAGCGAGTACACGAACTACAGCTTCTTCCGTGAGAATGACGGCTATCGCATCCTCTACAACGCGACCTATGACAGCCTGTTGTTCGGCAATGGCGCTGCATGTTCGTACTGGTGCCCGGAAGAGACGAAGACCAAGCTCTTCAAGGACAAGACCGAGGAAGAACTGGCGCTGCTGCTCGATGAGGGCTGGCAGGGTATGGGCAAGGCTCCGACGATGGGCAAGCCTATGGTGGTCGAGACCGATCTAGGCCCAATGGAAGTGCCGACCTATACGGTGCGCCTCCAGATGGTGACTGAGCGCGGTCAAATCAAAGACATGACGCTGAAGCCGGAAAACCTGCTGCTGAACTCCAGCGCCACGACGATTGAGGGTGCGCGGTTCGTAGGCTACCTGCACGACGACAAGACCCGCTCCGACCTCATTGCAATGGCCGATGAATACGGCTGGGACGTTGAGGCAATCAAGACGCTGCCGCGCTTCACCACGCCGGGCTATGACAGTTCGGTTTCCGACGCCCGCAATCAGGTGCGCGTGACGCTGAACGATAGTTCGCCGGTCTCGTCTGGTGACCTGATCGACCTTTACGAATGCTATATCCGCGCCGACAAGGACGATGACGGCGAGGCCGAATTGCTCCAGGTTTGGTATGCTGGCAATGCCGGTTCGGGCATGGTGCTGAGTTCCGACGAATGGGAAGACGATGTCCCGTTTACGGACATTCCCTGCTACCCGGTCCCGCATATGTGGGAAGCGGAAGGCATGTTTGACCGCACGGCTGACATCCAGCGCGTCAAGACCACGCTCAAGCGCCAGTTGCTCGATAACGTCTATGCTGTTGGGCTTCCGAACATGGAAGTCGAAGAGGGTTCGGTTCTTAATCCGGATGCTCTCGTCAATCGCCGCTTCGGTGGCCTGCTGTGGAAGAAGAAGGGCACAAACCCGATCATTCCGCATGTCATCCCGTTCATTGGCGACAAGCTGATGATGGCGCTTACGTATGCCGACGAAGAGAACGCCAAGCGCACCGGCATTAGCCGCGCAACGATGGCGCTTGACCCAGAGGCATTGCAGAACCAGACGGCGACGGCATCGCAGAACCAGCGAGACGCGGGCTATTCGCAGATTGAGTTGATCGCCCGCAACATGGCGGAACTCGGCTGGACCAAGTTCTTTGCCAAGCGCCGCAACCTCGCAAAGAAGTACATCAAGCAGCCGGTCAAAATCCCGTCGCGCAACGGTGACGTGCAGGAAGGCCAGACCGAGGGATACGACGCACAGGCGAGCAAGTACCGTACCATCCAGCCCGAAATGTGGGGCGACGATATGGCCTGCACGATCAACGTGGGTCTGGGTACGGGCTCGCGTGACCGCGACATGTCAATGCTTAACCTGATCCTTAACGGTCAGATTGGCATGGCTGACCGGCTGGCGAATATGGGGCTCAAGACCAAGGCCATTGAGTTCATTCCCAAGATCAGGAAGACCGCTGTTGAAATGGCGGAAAGCTCGGGCCTGAAGAACCCGGACGACTACTATCCGCCGATCACGAATGAAGAACTTGAACAGTTGATTGCTCAGACGCAGCAGCCCCCGCCGCCTGACCCAGCCGTTGTGTTGGAGCAGATGAAGCAGCAGGGCGCGCAGCAGCTAAAGCAGGTTGACGCTCAGATCGCCATGCAGCAGGCCGAACTAAAGGCTCAGGGCGACGTAGTGAAGAACCAGGCTGAACTTGAAGCCGACATGGCAACCAAGGAAGCCGACCGACAGAACGCCTTGATCCTTGCCCAGCAGGACGCGCAGCTAAAGCTCGAAATGCAGGCGCGTGACCACGCATTCCAAATGCAGATGGAACGCGAGCGCATGGCCCATAGCGCCATGATCGCAGCGCAGAAACCCGACCCCAAGCCGACCGGCACAGGAGCCGCCTAATGTACTCAACACAAGCCTATTCGGCGCAGGCGACATTCACGCCCGCCGCTGCGTCCCATACTGCTGGCGACTCCAACGGCACGGCGCAGGAGTTCAAGCTTCTCGACCGGTTCGGCGGGGCTATCCCTGCCGGGTCAACTATTCGTATCACGTCCGCCTCGCTCCAGATCAACGGCGCGACGATTGAGACGACTGCATGGCGCGTGCATCTGTTCAACGT